GTCTTGAATTTGTAAATCTTCATAATGCCTATAAATTTAAATTGGGTGCAAAGTTACAACCTTTATAAGCATTCTCTGCTATGCAAAATGCGGTGGAACGGTACATAAGGAACCGAGGTGCTGTTTTCTTCGTTTCCGTAGTAGTTACCCAATCAGTTTCGGTAACTGAGAGGGTAATGATTTAGTTACGGATTAACCTCTATATTCCTCACAGTTTCGCACCGCATCAAAATGGAAGAATATGGAAAACCACTTCATTTACAACCGTTTACCGTGCCAACTGCTTTCATCTGCTTTCGTCTGCAATCTCGATAATTTTGCATTGCGCAAGGCACTCGAACGCAACAATGTTACTGACACTCGGTGCCGATGTCTATACTGTTTCAAAGTTGTTAGGCCATACACAAATCAAGACCACACAGATTTACGCCAAGATAGTTGACAAGAAAAAAGACGAGGCTGTGAATCTGATACCAAGCCTCACGTAGTCACAGAATATCATAGACAACGAAAGGGAAAAAGAAATGTTAAATGCACTGCTTCTTTTTCCCTTTTGTATCCTTTTCTCGCTGTTTTTGAGTAATTTTGCACCCAAAAGATAAGGACAGGATAATATGGACGAGCAAGAGAAAAGAATCAAGAATATACAAGAGACCATGCGTTATTGCATTACGGGCTCTTTACGTACTCTGACAGACAAGATAGAGAACAAGGGTGAATATCTTGACGAGAAGCAGATGGTTGAGATTGAGAAGAAAGAGTATATTCGTGTTGTGGACGAATTGGAAGATACTTATAATTTAGTAAAATATT